CTATCGTATGGCTATCATCAAGAGTGCAAAAGAATTAGTTGGTGACAATCCAATGATTCAAGCACTAATCACAAAAGAAATTATTGGCATGCTTGCTCCTGATACAAGTATCCCAGAGTATGAAGAAGCATACATTAACACTATCGCTGATGTTGATTTAAGAACATTGATGACAGAACAGAACGATGAAGTTCTTAGTAGAGATTTAACACCAAGTATGATACCAGAACATGAACAGTATGGTGAAGATGAGAACGGTGAGAATGGTGAGAGTGAATCAGAAAGTGAAGGATCATTTGGTAATGAGGGTAATGCGTCATTGCTAGGTGGTGCTGGTACTCCAATTACACCAATCGGCGTTACTTATTATCCAAATCAAGTAGCTCCAGTAATACTAACTGGTATGAATACGGGTAGATAAATCTATCTATTTTCATAATGCATAAATACATTACACAATCGCTTACTACGTAAAGTTAAAGGAAAAAATTAATGGACAATCAAAATTTCGTTGGCAACGATGTAGCCCCTGTTACTGCACAGGACTCAATGAGTGAAGCAGGAGAGCAAAACGTTAACCCAGGTGCTATTCGTAAAAGCACAACTCAGTCATTGTTGACTGCATTATCAAACGCTAGCGGAACACAATTCCAAAGTGTTGAAGATGCATTATCATATATGGCACGTGTAGGGGCTCAAAACAACAACGGTGGCAACGTACAGCCAAGTGGACAACCAAAGCAACAGAATGTTACGAACGGTCGTGTCACAACCAATGACTTGCATGAGCAGTTTAGTAAACTTCAAAATGATCTAGCAGTAAAAGAGCAAAGATTACGTGAGAAGGAATTAGACTCTGACATTCAAAGAGCTATGGGTGACAGATTTGATTCAGACCTACTTGATTATGCATTGAATAAAGTTAAAAACAATATTCAATGGAACGATGATGGCAGTTATGCTATCGTCAATCAAAAGGGTCAAGAACGTTATGGATCTGATGGAATGCCACTTACAATTTCAGGATTAGTACAAGAAGTAGCAGTGGGTAATCCAAAGCTACTCAAGCAGAGTAACTCTAATTCTGGATCTGGTTTAAGACCTGGACAAGGTTCTTTCACTGGTGCATCTGACGAGGCAATACCTGATTACTCACGTGATCCGGCAGCATTCAATGCATGGGCTAATAAAAATGGTCTAGGCAAAGGAGTTGGTCTAAAAGGTCTAGGTGTAACAGCGACAGTATCAAGTTCAAGTCGTAAAGTACTCTGAGCCAACTAAAATTTTAATTAAAGGAAAATATCATGGCATACGTATTAGGCGGTCCTAACAATGAAGGCGATGGCTTCACAACAGCTATCTCCAATTTCGCTCTCCGTGCAATGCACGAATCTAACGGTCTAGTTAACTTTACTAACGTTGTTGCACCTACACAAGGTCAAACATTCTTAGTACCTAACTTCGCACCAATCACATATCAAGACTACAATGCTAACGGCACTGGCGGTACATATGGTACAGGTAACGCAGTTGTACAAAACCCATCATTGGGACAAGGTACAATCACAGCAACTCCAGCAGTTGCACAAACAGCGTTTGACATCTTCTACGGATGGACTACAAGTTTCACATTGGCTGCAACGCTTGGTGCTGAACTTGGTGAGTCATTCGCTGAAAAAGTTGACCAACGTGTTACAGCGGCTTTCTTAAGCTTCAAAGCAACACCAGGCAACTTGAATTATACAGCAACTCCAGCTGACGGATTCCCACGTGTCTTACAATTAGGCGCTATGGAAGTTATCGGTGCTACTAACACTAGTGGTACATGGACTGATGGTTTCACATCAAACACTATTCTTGATTGTATTCGTTTAATCAAGCAGAACTTTAAAGTCGCTCGTATGCCTGGCACTCCAGTCATCGTTATGGACAGTAATGGTGATGCACAAACACAATCAGGTTACACTGGTGGACAAGTTGGTTCTAGTTTGAATCGTATGTTAGCTGAGTTAACTGGTGGTGCAGTATCACAATCAGGTGGTAGTAACCTATCTGCTCTTGGTAACGAATTGCTATCAACAGGTCGTATTGAATCTGTATACGGATGTATGGTCATGTTTTCCACATTCTTGCAATCTGCATCACGCACAGTAGTTGGTCAAGCTAGCTTGCCAGTACTAGTTGGTGCATACTTCGGTGACAGTGCTTTGTTCACTGTTATGAAAGAAGGCTTGCAGTTGAAGTCTGGTGAAGTGCCAGGTGGATTGCAAATTTGGTTAACAGGCATGGGCTATTTTGGTTCTGGCGTTGGTGACTTACGTCGTGGTGGCGCAATTAACATTCTTCAAAACTAATTTGAATAGAGAGAGTGGTAACACTCTCTCGTTGTCTAGGAAAAATATAATATGTCAGTACCCTATCAAAGAATCTCAAACGCAACAGTAGAAGATATTATGTTCTACGATCCGGCAGCGGAACGTAGAGCTAGTGCTCTTAATGTTGATTGGGCTCCTTACTTTAAAGTCGGTTCACAAGAGTGGCTTTACAAGTTAGAGTTCGGATGGTGGCAGAAATACTGCGACACCGTTCTTGGTGCTTACTATTATGCTAACCTGCCAAATGGACAATTGATTTCAAGTTTCAATCCTAGTCTGCTCATTAAAAACGATCAGACACTAATTCGTTTAGATACATTCGGTGCAATACTAGTTTTCTATCAATCACTAGTAACCGATGTGTCTAACATGAATGAGGTTGATGTTCAGAATTATGAATTCGCACAAAAGCGTTGTGATGATGAATGGACAAAAGCGTTGCAGTTGATGAACTTCTATGATTTATACATGGATAGTCCTCAAGGACCAACGACAAAACTTGAAGAAAATTTCACAGCGGACGTTGATTATTTCAACGGCGATAGGAGATATTTCTAATGGCTGAAGTAACTTACTCAGTATTGAACGAGCCAACTGTTAATAGTACACAAATTATTAATGTGTTGCGCCGTGATATACCTAAAGCATGGAACGTACCAATATATGATGACTTCCCTAGTGATAGTGATGTTGTTCGTTATGGTATCTATGTGAGTGATGTTCATACAGTCTCAAGAAATCCTCATCAACTAGCAATACAATATTGTGGCGCTATCTATCACGCATATGATGAATTTGGTGTAACATACATTTCTTATCAAGATGATCCATACAATGTAGCAATCAATGCTATCATTGCAAATTTAGTTACTGCTGTCAAAGATGATGGTGTGCAACTAATGGATGGTTATTTTCAAAGAGATTTTGACCAAGTTCGTACATATGGACCTACGCAAGCAGAGAAGCATACCTGGACATTCAGTATGCTAAGAATGGAATTTAATACATAACGCCTAACACAAGGAGAAATCAAATGGCAAGAATCACAGTAAACACAACAGGTACCAATCCAATACTTATTTTAAGTACTGATTTGGCAAACGTATCTGCTGCCAATCTCGCAAATGGAAATATATCAATGGCTAACAGCCTTTCTGTAACTTGTTTACAGGACATCACTGTTACATCAAGCACTGGTATCTTTTCATATACCGACTTTTGCAGTATTGACACAAACAAAATCACAACACCAGCTGATAACGAAATTTCAACGAATTTGGTTATTGACCCGACAGTATATTTCGGTACTGGTGGTAGCAACAATGCCGCTGAATACGGTGTATCATCATTGAGCCAGAACAAAGTTGAAGTACAATTCAAACTTGTATGGAACAATAGTGATGCAAACGCTAACGTTGCAAACTCATACTTTACTACAGGAATTGGTTACATATCGTCACTAGCACCTACAGTAAGTCCAGAGGCACCAGTCTGGGTAACCCCTATGACTATCGCTGTTGATGGAACAATGTATACTGCACAACAGTAATTTGTGATAACATGAAATAAAGAGGGAACTTCGTGTTCCCTTTTTTATTAATTTAGAAAGATAATAAATGAATAATGATATATGGTTAAAGACCGATATAGAAAAACTACGCAGTTTAATTGCTGATGAGGCAAAGGCCATGCCAATGCTTGACGCAATGCAAGCAACAATTAAACAACTTAAAGCAAAGCAAGCATTTA